GTAGAGATGTTATCTTAATATATTTTCAAACAACTGCAACCTCATCTACAGATGCAACAATAACTAATATATCTATAAAAGAGAAGCAAGATTATTTAACTCCAATATATGCTGAAGATAGATGGGGCAATAGTCATAAGGTATTGAGAAGAAACTTAGATAATCCAACATTTAATACATAATGATTAAATTTAAACATACAAATATAACATTAAGAGAGGTAGGTGGATTGCTTAGAGTGAAACTGCAAGATGAGTTAAAAGCACAAAAGCATAATGCTACTGGTAGATTAAGCAGAGGATTAAAGTACAATGTTATAAAGAGAGGTATGAGTGTATTAAACATAACCTCATCAGTTGATTATTGGAAAGCAGTTAACAATCCTAAATTTGCTAAGAAACCTAACTTTAGCGCAATAGTAAAATGGGTAAGAGCAAAAGGACTTCAAATGAGTTCTGCAGAGCCTATATTTAAAAAGTTACAAGGTTTCTATGGTAAGCCTTATGTTTACTGGACAGAAGGTAATAATCTAAGAAGAACAAACTTTGCAGGATATGTAGCAAATAAATACAAGAAAGAAGTAGCGAGTAAGTTAGCACCATCTATCGGTGTAGATGTGGCTAATATGATAGCAGATCAAATTAAAAAAAATAATCCAAAAACAAATGTTCAAAGAGCATTTTAATATATAATATATATGGCAACAAATACAGAAAATATAGTAGTACAGGTAGTCGTACAAGGTGATAAGCAGTTAGGTAATTTAGAGAAAAAAACTAAAAAAACCACCATGAGTTTTGGTAAAATGACTGCAGGTATTATAGGTGCTTCAGCAGCGTTTCAACAAATGTCTAAACTTATTAGTGGTGCAATACGAACATTTAAAAGTTTTGAATTTGAAATGGCTAAAGTTAAAGCGATTACAGGTTCAACAGAAAAAGATTTTAAAAAATTAACTAATACTGCCCAACAATTAGGTCGTACTACATTCTTTACTGCATCACAAGTTGCAGAATTACAAGTTGCTTATGGTAAATTAGGATTCTCAACTACTGAAATATTAGCAGCACAAGAAGCAACATTACAGTTGGCAACAGCAACTCAATCCGATTTAGGAAGAGCAGCAGTTGTAGCAGGTGCAGCAGTTAGAGGTTTTGGATTAGATGCTAGTGAAACACAAAGGGTAGTTGATGTAATGGCAGTAGCATTTACAAGTTCTGCTTTAGATATAGAGAAATTTCAAACATCTATGACTAAGGTAGCACCTATTGCAGCAGCAGCAAGTATATCTATTGAAGCAACATCAGCAGTTATGGGTACACTTACAGATGCAGGTATTGAAGCATCTATTGCAGGTACATCATTAAGAAATATATTCTTAAAAATGCAAGACCCAGCATCTGATTTATCTAAGCACTTAGGTTTTACTGTAGAAAATACTGCAGATTTAGAAAAAGCATTAACACAACTAAACAATGAAGGGTTGTCTAATGCAGAAATGATGGAACTTGTAGATTTAAGACAAGTAGCAGCGTTTCAGACTATGATTAATGGTGCTGATAGTGTTTTAGATTTAACTGATGCGTTAGAAGATGCAAATGGAGAAGCACAGAAAATGGCTGATATTATGGCTGATACTTTAGAGGGAGATTTGTTAAAAGTTAAGTCTGCTTGGGAAGGTCTTGAAATAGCAATTTTTAGTGGTAGCAGTAACATATCTCGTTATCTTAGAACTGTAGTATCTGATTTTACACAATTTCTTAATGTTGTTGTAGCAAATATGCGTACTGAAGAGCAATTAGGTGCAGATTTTTTAACAGAATCTCTTAAAAACGTAAAAAATGTTCAAGATGAAATAAATGATTTACAAAAATCAGGCGCACCTGTTGCTAGTAAATCAAGAGCAGAACTATTAGATATAGAAATAGAAAAACTAGAAAAACTACAATATGCACAAAAATTAGTATTAAAAGACCAAGAAAAAATAGGAGAGGGTATTGGTGCACTAGCAGCAACAGGAAGAAAAAACGCTGAAGATTATAAAAAGCAAATAAATGCAAGAAAACTTGCTATAAAAGATTTAGAAGAAATTTTAGAAGGTGAAATAAAAGCAGAAGGAAATAAAAATGATAGAATACAATTAGAAAAAGACATTCAATCAGAAAAAGACAAAAGAAGAAGAGAAAAAGAAGCAAGAGATAAAGAAATAGAAAAAGAAAAAGAAGCAAAAAAAATATTAGCAAAAGAACAGCAAAATTATAAAGACAGTCAAAATCAATTTAAAATAGCATTACAAGAAGAATTAAATGCAGATAAAGAAAAACTAATTAATGGAGAAATAACTCAAGCAGAATATGATTTAAGAGCATTTGAGGCAGAACAAGCACATCTTGAGAGCATGAAGAATCTTAATATTGCTTATGGAAAAGATATAGCAGATATAAATGGTCAGATACTAGATAATGACTTGAATAGAATTAAAGTTGTTGCTCAAGACCAATTACAAGCATTTAAGGATGAACAAGCAATAAAACAAAGTCAGTTAGATTTAGCAGTGCAAACAGCAGATGCAATTATATCTATAACAACTCAAAACATAGATAGACAAGCACAAAGAGATACAAAACTTTTAGAAGAAAGAAAAGAAGCAGGATTAATAACTCAAGAAGAATACGAAAAAGGAGTTGAGGCTATACAAAGGAAGGCTTTTCAACAAAAGAAAAAAATGTCTTTATTAGAAATTTTAGTAGATACAGCAGCAGCAGTTGCTAAAATAAAAATTCAAGCAGCGATATTATTAGCGAATCCTTTTACAGCAGCAGCAGCACCAGCAGCATTAGCACAAATACCTTTTGCAATAGGCGCAGGGATAGTACAAGCAGCAGTAATACAATCACAAAAATATGCTAATGGAGGGATGATAGAAGAATTTGCTAATGGAGGTATGGTAAATGGTAAATCACACGCTAATGGTGGTGAGAAGTTTGCAGTAGGTGGTAGAGTAGTAGAATTAGAAGGTGGTGAGGCAGTAATAAATAAAAGAAGTACAGCAATGTTTAGAAATCAATTATCAGCAATGAACTCTGCAGGAGGAGGTGTTAAGTTTGCAGATGGTGGATTACTTAATATGCCTTCATTCTCACAACAACAATTCAATGCACTAGGACAAAACCAAATGATGGGTGCTATGGGAGGTGCTAGTAAAGTAGTAGTAGTTGAAGCAGATATAACCTCAACACAAAACTCAGTTAGTGTGATAGAATCAGATGCAATAATTTAATAATCAAAGAAATAAACAAATGTTTGTTGATAACAAAACGAAATTAGAAAGGTTAGATATATGTAAAAGTTGTAGTTTTTACCGAAACTTTATGTTACTAAAGAAACCTAAAATAGCAAGAGGTGCAAGATGTGCTGATTGCAAGTGCTTCCTAGATGCGAAAACATCTTTAACAAAAGAGTTCTTTGGTAAGTGTCCTCAGAATAAATGGTAAAAAAACATATATGAATTTCCAAGAAATCGCTAACAATTACGCAAAGACTAAAAGAAAAATGATGACTGATGCAGTTATCAAAAACAAAAACCACACTAAAAACTTTCCAACGTATCAAGCAGAATCTTTAGGATTAATGTTTGCAGAGTGGCATTTATTATTCCCACAACACAAACAAGATATGAAGTGTACTTCTTGTAGAGCAGCAGTATGTAAGTTTTGGGAAAACATGGTAGAAGAGTGGATAGCAATAGAACAAACTCCTAAAAAAAGAAATGGCTCAAAAAAGGCAAAGGCAAAATAAAATAGATGTAGTCAAAGACTTCATTGAAATTGCTGGAGAAGGCTTAGAGAAAAGATTTGGCTCTTCACCAACTTGCAAAGATGTTGTAAGGCATTTTGTAGAAAGAGGTATTATTGATCCTAAAAGACTTAGAAACTATATGGTTATTGCAGACTTTGATAGAATGTTAGTAGGCAATGAGGGTAGTAGAACTAACACATGGATGGATTTATCTATTAAGTACGACATAAGTGAAAGTCAAGCACAGAATATAGTTTACAAGGAGAGAAAGAAGTCCACACCATCTAGTAATATCACATATTAAAAGTTTTGTACGAAAATAAGGTAAACTAAGGTTTATTATATTCTATTTTTGCCTCTATGACAGAAAAATGGTATAACATTCAGAACAAGGCAGGAAAACCTGCTGATGTATATATCTTTGATGAAATAGGAACTTATGGCATAACTGCACAAGAGTTTATTACTGACATTAAAGATTTAAAAGATACGCCAATCAACTTACGCATTAATAGTTTAGGTGGTGATGTTTTTGATGGTATGGCGATGTATAATGTAATCAAAAGGAGAGAGGCTAAGACTACAGTTTACATTGAGGGTATAGCAGCGAGTATTGCTACTATTATATCTCTTGGTGCAGATGAGGTTGTTATGGCTGAAAATTCTTTGTTTATGATTCATAATGCTTGGGGTGGTACAATGGGTGAGGCTAAAGATATGAGAAAGACAGCAGAAACTCTTGAGAAGATCACAGGCGAACTGACAGACATTTATAGAAAAAAGACAGGATTATCTTATGATGCTCTTGCAGAGATGATGGATGAAGAAACTTGGTTAAATGCTAACGAAGCATTAGAAATGGGTTTTATTGATACTATCTCTGATTCTATTAAAGTTGCTGCGAAGTATGATGTTTCTAAGTTTAAGAACATTACACAGGAAGAGATACAGAATAAATTAAGTATTAATATAAATAACAAAAAAATGACTAACGAGTTAAAAGAATGGTTTAACAACAAAGTTGAAGAGATTGTTACTGCTGTAAAAGGTGATGTAAAAGTTTCTGCAGATGTTGCTGAACAAACTGCGATAACTGTTAATCTAGGAGATAATGATGAGATAAAAAATAAAATTTCTGAGTTTGAGTCTAGTAACATTGAATTATCAAACAAGATTTCTTTGTTAGAAGAAGAATTAGTTGCTTCAAAAGGAACTAACGAAACTTTGACACAAGAAGTTGAAGCGTTAAACGCTAAAATCAACAAAGCAGATGCTAAAGGTACTGAGATTGTAACTGAAGCAGACCCTGTTGTAGTTGAGAACAAAAAAGAAGATGCTAATGCAGGTTTTTACAATGCAATGGCAGATAGAATTAGAAGTAAATTTAATAATTAAAAAAATAAAATAAAATGGCAAACGTAGCAAATAATAGTATAGCAGCAACTTATGGTGGTGCACAACTAAACGAGATTTTTTATGAGCCAGTATTTAGAAGTGATGATATTATGCGTAACTATAGAGTTATTCCTAATGTTAAACATAAAATGAATGTTTACACTTCTGCTGCTCTAACAAAAATAGTAGAACCTTATGCGGGATGTTCTGCAACAAGTGGTTCAACACAATTTGATATTGATGACAAAGTAATTACTGCAGGTAGATGTAGAGTTGCTTTAGAACAATGTACTGATGAGTTCTTTGGAACTTACATTGAAGAAATGTATCGTTCTGGTGTAGATGTAATGAATATTGAGGGAACTCAATTATCTGATGCAATCGTAAACAGAGCAGTAAAAGGAATCGCTTCTGATGTAGTAAGATTAGCATGGGGTGGTGATGTAGCAGGTGCAGTAGCAGGTTACACAGCATTTGATGGCTGGATGGAATTAATGAAGGCTGAAACTGTAATTGAGTATGCTGGAACAGAAGCAGCACCAACTGCAGCAGATGCAATCGGATTAATTAGAAATGTATATGACCAAGCACCTGCAGCACTTCAACAAGTACCAGCAGGAGATAAAAAAATGTTCGTAACTCCTAAAATCTTTAACGCTTACTTAGCAAACCTAGAAGGTTCTTCTGCTGACCTAGCAATCGTTAATCAAGTAGATGGTATGCGTAGAGTAATGTTTAGAGGTGTTGAGTTAGTAGCAATGTATGAGTGGGATACTATCTTAACAGATACTAACCCTGATTTATTTATTACTGCAGCAGCAGCAAATGTTAACAATGGTGTATGTTACTGTGCAGTTGAGAACTTAATCATTGGTTCTGATGTAACTGACCCAGAAGGTTCTTTCAAAGTTTTCTATGATGACTTAGAAGAGAAAATGTTCTTCAGAGGTTACTTCAAGTTAGGAGTACAGTACTTATACTCTTCTCTTGTTCAATGGGGAATTGTAGCATAACAATAATGTAATAATAGAGAGTGTGTAAAAGCACTCTCTTAATTACTTTTTATAATCAATAAAATAATAATAAAATGGCAATAGATACAGGTTTAGCAAT